GAGCTCCAGGCCCCAGCTCGGGAACTCCTGCCCGCCGAGCAGCCGCGCCTCGGTCTCGGCGCGCACGGCCTTGGCCCAGTCCTCGAGGAACCCGAGCACGGCCATCGTGCGATCGAGGTAGGCGATCGGGTCCTCGGCCTTGAGCGTCTCGGCGAGCACGTCGGCTGCCGGGGCGTTCTCGTCGATCACGTCGAAGCCGGCGCCGACCTCGCGCTCCAGCTTTGCGCGGGCCGCCGGGCAGCGCGCCATGACCGGGCAGAACGCGCACTCCGCCTCGTTCGGGTCCGGGTTGAGGAACTCCTTCTCCCAGTTGGCCTTGGCGAGCGAGCCGTCGATCTTGAGCATGCCGAGCGTGATGGTCGCGCTGTCGACGCGCTTCGCCTTCTCGCGAGCGACGGCGGCGAAGTGAGCGAGCGATGTGAATTCGATCACGTGCGGACCTCCAGTTTCTTTTCCAAATGCTGTACTTGGTCGCGCAAGGCTTCGTTTTCGGCCTGGAGTTCACGCACCCGCGCAGCGAGCCACAGGCACTCGTCACGTGCTTCGCGCCGAGCGGCGTTGAACACTTCGTTGACCTTGTGGGCGCACGAGTTCACGCGCCATTGCTGCGTTGAATCCAAGCCCATCACAGATCCCCCACCGGCAGCACCCACTCGTGCATCCCGCCGTGCGCCGGCTGGTACACCATCAGGCGGATGGTCTTGATGTCGCGCATCAGCGAGTGCTCGTCGTAGGCGCCCAGCGCGTAGAAAAGCTCCTGGGTGTTGTTCTCGACATCGACATATTTGAAGCCGGTCTTCAGGTCGGCCACGATCATCTCGTCGCCGCGGAAGACGAGCAGGTCAGCCGTGCCGAACTGATGGTCGGCCTCGTCCAGGCCCTCGAGCTCGTCCTCCGGCACGACGTAGCGCGTGAACTCGACGCGCTGCTCGATGAACCAGTCGATGCCAAGCTCCAGGCCGTCGACGATCTCACACACCGCGGCGACGTAGCCCTCGACGGTCGCGGCCATCTCCTCGGTGAACTCGACCTCACGCAGTGGCTCGTGCGGCAGGCTGACAGTGATCATGCCGCCGACTTCGTCGGATGGCGTCATCGCGCGGTCGCGCAGGCACTCGGCCGCAACGGCATGCATCGCGGTGCCGGCGTCACTGTATTCGGACGGGTCCGAGCCGTTGCCGTCGCTCAGCGGCACGGAGCCGGCGCATGCGAACCACCTTTTGCTTGAGCTGGGAGATAGGCGGGCGTGCGCTCTCATCGGCTCGCCCCCTTGACTGCAGCCAAGAGCATTTTGCTCAACGCTTCGGCTTCGTCGGAATCGAGCACGAGAGGCAGCAGTACGCCGCTGTTTTTGCGCCAGAAAATCAAAGCAATCTGCGAGCCGCTTGCGTCGGCGGTTACCGAACGCCCGTTTTCTCGGCGCAGTTGCAAAACTTTGCGATCCGCCATTCTGTGTTCCTTCGTTGTTTGAAGAGTGCTCAGGCTCCGCGGAGGGGTCTTCCGCATTGCTCTCGATGCCCCCGAGAACAGCCTTGCGCTTCCCGAGCACTCATCAAACAACCCTCGTTGCCGAGGGCCGGTGATCAGGTCAGCTCTTGCGCCGAGTTCGGATCGGTCGCAATGCGCAGCTTGAGCGCGAACTCCTCGTAATCCTTCGGCTGGAGCGCCTTCGCGTTGGTCACGACCTTGCCGTCGTCGGTCGCGTACTCGGCCAGGAGTGCGACGAGCTTGGGGCGCATCTGCGGGCCCTTGTCGAGCGCCGCCTTGATGCCGGCGCTGATCTCCTCGAGCGTGACGACCTTGTCCTCAAGCTCGGCGCCGTTCAATGCGGGCTTGGGGGTCTTGGGCGCAGCGGACGCCTTCGATGCAGAAGGCTTCTCGGCGGCAGCGGCCGTCGTCGGCGTGTCGGCAGACTTTCCCGGCTTCGCGGCAGGCTCCTCCTTCTTGAGGACTTCGACCTTGGCCGGCGCCGGATCGGGAGCGGTCTTGTCGGAGGTGAGACGCGAGACGAACGCGTAGAGCTCCTCGTTGTTCTCGAACGTGAGCGTCAAGGTGGGCTTCATGGAATCCTTTCTGGGGTTGTGAGTTTGAATCAGTAGCCGGAGCCGTAGCCGTAGCCGGAGCCGTCGCCGTCGCCGTAGCCGGAGCCGTAGCCGTCGCCGTCGCCGTAGCCGTAGCCGTAGCCGGAGCCGTCGCCGTCGCCGTAGCCGGAGCCGTCGCCGTCGCCGTAGCCGTAGCTGGAGCCGGAGCCGTCGCCGTAGCCGGAGCCGTCGCCGTCGCCGTAGCCGTCGCCGTCGCCGTAGCCGTAGCTGTGGGAAACGGCAGTTGCTTCCGGGTCGATCAGCGCGCGATCCACTTCGTTTCCTCGCAATCCAGCGAAGCAACCACGGCCAAGGTGTGCAGACGGACGGTGCCCATGTCGTCGAGCATCGTGTTTTTCAGCGGGCCGCCTTTCGCCAGCTCGCCGAGGCCTTTGGTCGTGCCCCAGCGGCGAATGCACTGCGCATTGGTGATGGTCACGTCGTCGCCGCTGCGCTCGACATCACCGACGAACACCCAACCGCGTTGGGCGATCACGATCTGCTTCATTTGCGTTTCCTTTTCCGGGTTGCGTGAGTCGAAAGATAACATTTGTTCCCTCACTCTGTCAAGCGGGGATGCACCGATTGTGGAGAAAAAGAGAGCCGCACTAGGCGGCTCGGAAAGTCCGGGCCCGAGGGAGGAGGGAGAAAATACCCGGACAGGGGCAATGTACCGGTGGCGCGGTGAGATAGCAAGTGTTATCCTCAGGACATGCCGACTTTCCGCAAAAAACCTCTCGCGCCGAACAAGCGCTTCTATGCTCTGTGGTTGTCGCTGACGCCGACGCAGCGTGTGCTGTTCGCCAAGCACGTCAAGTCGACCGTGGGCAGCCTCAAGCACACGGCATACGGCCGGCGGCGCATCACGACCGAGATGGCGGCGCTGATCGAGAAGGCGACGGTGCGCATGTCGCTGGACCCCATCAACCGGGTGGAGCTCAGTCAGACCTGTGCGGACTGCAGCTACGCGAAGGCGTGCCTCGGCGCGAAGCTCACATGATCACGGTCACGATCGACAGCACCAAGCACGAGAACCCCGTGCACCAGGGCATGCACGTGCTCGCGCAGTCGCGCCAGCGCGGCGTGCCGGCAGTGGGTGTGCTCTGGCCGGTCGGGGTCGAGCATGGCGAGTTGCGCATGATCGGCCCGGACATCCTGACGGGCGAGGTCGAGTACGTGTGGAGGCCGGCGTGAACCGCGCCTGGGCGCACGCCGGGGATACCCTCTACGGCAAGATCAAACTCTGTCTCTGGGGCGCCGGGATGGCGTGGTGGCTCGGTGGGATGTTGCTCAAGCTCTGGCACATGATCTTCGGGTAGCACTTGCTATCCGGGCGTGGGAGTCCTATCCTACGCCTCCCGCCAGCACAATTCCATCGACCACGAGAGAGCGCGCACAACCCGTGATGGCGGGTGGTCTTGGCGGGCCGTGTGCGCGCTCCCTCGTGGTCTCTTTTTCCCCGAGGAAACCCCCATGTCGAAAGAGACGATCGCCCGCGAGGCCTACGCGCAGCTCGGGGCCATGAGCCCCTACACCTCGAACAGCAGCGATGAGCAGACCTTCGCGCTGCTGATGGTGGCCTCGGCCGTCGACCGCCTCACCGAGCTCCTGCGCCCGCTGGCCGAGCGCCTGCTCGCCGAGATCGCGAAAGAGGACGCGCAGCGGGCGGCTGGCCGGTGATCGGCCCCGTCTGTCCGGCGCCGGCCCTGGCGCTGTCGCCCTGTCATCTTCCCAACTGTGAGGTACGCCCATGAAGGCTATTCAGACCCGGTACAAAGGTTATCGTTTTCGCAGCCGCCTCGAGGCCCGCTATGCGGTGCTGTTCGACGCGCTAGGCATCCGATGGGACTACGAGCCCGAAGGCTTCGAGCACGAGGGGCTGCGCTATCTCCCTGACTTCTGGCTGCACATCCCGGGTAAATCCGGGTGGGGATACTGGGTGGAGATCAAGCCTAACGAGATCACGTTCGACGAAGCCCGCAAGCTGCAGAGCGTGGCGGCAGCAACCGGGCATCACGGCTGGTTTTTCGTTGGTGCGCCCGGCAACGGCGTCGCCTTCGAGGCCCGATGGCCGGGACGCGATACCGGGTCGATCTTCTGGAGCGCCCCGATCCGTATGTGCGCCCCCAAGGCGTCGCCCGAGGACGTCGACCGCGCGGTCGATGCCGCGCGCAGCGCCCGCTTCGAGTTCGGCGAGTCGGGGGCGCGCGCATGAGCGGCCCGACAGAGAAAACCCTTGCCGCGGCCCTGCGGCCGCTCGTCGACCGGATGCGGACAGACGACACCGTCAGCAAGCGACTAATCGACGGCGAGATGCGGGCTTACCGCACAGGGCAGTCGCTGACGGCGGAGCGCCTCGCCGAGCACTTGAACGGCGGCCCGGTGCGCGGCTGCTACGTCATGTCGCCGGGCACGACCACGATGGTCGGAGTGCTCGACCTCGACAGCCACCGCGGCGAGACGCCGTGGAGTGCAATGGCTGCGGCGGCCTGGGATCTGATGGAGTCCCTGCGACTGCTCGGCGCCACGCCGATCGCGTTCCGTTCCGGTGGCGGCCGCGGCGTGCACCTATATGTGCTCTGGGACGAGCCGCAGGACGCTTATGCCGTGCGGCAGTGGTTTCTCGCTGCTCTCAGATCGTGCGGTTATGTCGAAGGTGCTGGGGGGATCGCCGCCGGTCAGGTCGAGATCTTCCCCAAGCGCGATCACGTCGAGGTCGGCAAGTACGGTGCGCAGGTGTTCCTGCCGCTCGGCGGCCAGAGCGTGCCGCTCGCCTGGGAGGATCTGCTCGGTGAGCTCGCGCCGATGCCGCGCGAGTGGGTGCTCGAGTGGAGGGGGTGGCCGATCTCGCCAGGTGTGCCGCCCGCGGAGAAACCGGCACGGGCCGAGAGAACGGCGGGGACAGGCCTCGAGGGGCTGGAGATGGGCGAGGCGCTGCAGACGCTGCGCGCACCGCTGCAGGCGATCGCGGACGCGATCGCAGGAGGCAAGCGCGAGCCGATGCGGCACGACCCGTGGCGCGCGCTGGTGCAGGCGCTGCACCGGGTCAGCGGCGGAGGCGAGGACGGCCGGGCGCTCGCTCACTGGTTCAGCGCGCAGATTCCCGCGTATGACGCCGAACGCCTCGATCAGGTCTGGGACACGTCGGACGCGGCGCGCGAGGACGGCGTGGGCGCCGGCACGGTGCTGCGGATCGCCCGGGAGTATGGGTGGATCGAGCCGCTCGATGAGAGCTGGGCCGAGGATGTGAGTGGCGGGGACAACCGGCCGCCTGTGCCGCGGGTGAGCGGCGGCGGCGGAGGTGTCGGCGCGCCGCCGGCCGTACCCTTGCCGTCCGTGCGTCGGCGGGGTATTCCGGCGGCGCACTATCTCACCACGGATCAGGCGAACGCTAACCGGATCAAGGACGCCTACGGGTCGCTGGTGCTCGTCGCGGCGGGGCGCTGGTATGTGTGGGACGGAAAACGTTGGGCGGCCGACGAGGGGGACGTGTATCGCTACGCCTGCCGGCTCTCGGACATCGTGCGCACCGAGTCCAAGGAATGGACGGCGAAGGCCGCCCGGGCCGATGCAGACGGCGACGGCGCCAAGGCAAAGGAGCTCGGGGCGATCGCCAAGGCGCTCGGCGGATGGGCTCTCAAGTGCGAGATGAAAGGCGCGATCGAGGCAGCCGTGGGGCTCTTGCGCAAAATGCTCACGATCGAGGAGGGTGCTCTCGACCGCGACCCGTGGCTGCTCAACGTCGAGAACGGTGTGGTGGATCTGCGCACGGGCGTGCTGCACCGGCATGACCCTGCGCTCTACATCACCAAGCTCGTGCCGCTCGAGTATCGGGCGGATGCGCGTGCGGACGAGTGGGCGCGAGCGCTCGCACAGATCACGCGCGAAGAAGAGGAGAC